GATGTTTTTCAGCATCTGGTTTTTAGTTTTTGGAATGATTACAGCTTCTTTTTTCACTTTCTTTCCTTCTGCCGGTTCTTCATCATCTTCCTCTTCATCTTCCTCTTCTTCATCATCTTCTTGTTCTTTTTTAACGGAAGCCTTGGCGGTTTTACCCTCTTCTACTTCTTCGTCTTCTATTAAATCATCTGAAGAATCTTCTTCAATTCCTTCTTCTTCAGACTCTTGTGCTAAATATTCTTCAGACATTTAAATCTCCTATATCTAATTTAAATTAGTATTTACTGTTATTATTTAGTAAATTTATAAACTTAACATAAACGTTTCGAAAGCATCTATCTGTGTTTTTTCAAGACTTTTTCGAGACAATTTAATTTGTTTTTTGATTTGGGCAATTTGGTGTTCACCTAGAATACCGTTATCCCATATCCACTCTTTACCTTCCATCACTCCATTAACAAATGCCGCTGGAGCAGAAGGATCGGCAACAATATCGGCCGCTGTTGCAAGATAAAAATCATCTTGTACTTGTTGAATATCGCGACCAACAGGTTTCAACGAACCCATTCCTCTAGATGAAACACCCAAACGGGCACCTTCATCTATTAAATTTTTTACGATCTTACCATAAGGCGTATCCATAATCTTAGCTCTACCATGAAAATTATTACCATCTTGCTTCAATTCTGTAATCATGTGTGAAACTCGTTCAAGATTAACGGTTGGTCCGTCAGGATGACCGAGTTCACCAAAAGCTCTGCTTTGCTTTATATAATTTTTCTCATATCTTTTAACTTCTTTTTCTAATATCTCTTTTGGATAAACTCGTCCATTCCTATTCTTTACATTGGCTTGCATGAATACACCCTCAATGTAATAATTCTTTCCGGTTTTACTTGCTTCACAAATAAATTCTACATTATCCAGTTCTTCGCATATTAGTTTCATGTTTCTCCTATCATGGGTAATTTCCTAGTACGTAATCAACTGGGAATCCTAAAGTAGCATTTTGTTCGTATTGTGGCACATCGTATCCACCAACTTTCTTACATTCCATCCAAACCGTATATGAATCAGTACCCCCGTGACCTATTGTAGAGAATTGTATATCTCCCAAAACTCCACCAGAATCACCAGTTGCATTTACTGGAATTCCAGGCCATGCTTGTGCTCCGGCATTCCAACTACCATTACCAGATAATGTTGCAATAGCTGCTTCTGTACTTGAACCATCCCATTCAACAAGAATATCTAAACCACTAGTTATCCATTGCATTCTGGTAACTGTAAGTTCATAATCTTGTTCTATTAAGGTTCCACTATTAGCAGCGGTTTCTGTATGTAATCCTGATACACTACCGACAATCTTATCAGCATTTGAATAAGCCGTAGAAGCGGAGGCCGCTTTTTTATTTGTATAATCCCATCCAACAACTTCTACAGTAGTTGCACTCGCAGTAAATCCAGTAACAATAAAGAATTCAGATCCGTCACCAACTGCGGAATGACCTGCAGCCGTTGAAATTACTTCACCAATTTTAAATTTTTCTGTAGATGCACCAGACAAAGTAAGGGTATGTTTTGCCCAAGTAAGAGTCGATACATCTACTTTCTTAACATCCGATTCCGATGCATCAGAGTGAAATTTAAATACTATGTGCTTTTCGGTTTCAATTAAGGTTTGATTAACTGCTGCCATCTTCTATTTCCTGTGATTCGGTTTCTTGAACAACTTTTTCACTTTGTTTGTTTAAAAAAGAACTAGCAACGTCTTTTTTCTTATTTTCTAATGCTACCATAATTTTTTGTTGGAGTACATCACTTATTGCTGATTTTACTCCTGTGCTATCTCCGCCTATGGACATTGACACAATATCACTAACTGTAGTTGTTTCAGACATTTTTATCCTCTATTATATATTTATACTATTTATAAATTTTAGCTACTTATCACTTTTAGATCTGGCTTTCCTTTTGTTGGGTCAAATTCAGCATATTGATCTTCTTCTTTACCACCTTTTTCTGCTTTTTCTTTCTCAATTTCGTCTTTTATTTGGTCAATTTGCTCTTGAGTCAGTTTAAGAATATGTTTATTAATATACTCTTGAGAGAAAAATTTTCCAACAACTTCATCCCTGTATCCCATATCATTTACCAAAATACCTAACCGTTCCTTCATCATTTGTGCATTTTGTAGTTCCGCAAAATGTGAATCGGATTGCCATTCATATATAATTTCGTCTTTTATAAGAAGCCAATCTTGAGATGAAATAATACCTTTAAGTAACAATTGTTTCTCTAGAAGATCATTAAACAATATTTGAAATCTAGCACGCAATCTTTCAATGAATCGTGTAAATTTAACCTCATCTCGCGAAATCTCTTCTGCTCTTCCAAGAATAAAACCAGAATCTTGCTCTAAACGGGAAGGAGGAACATTAAGTGCTTTGTATAACTTTGTTCTAAAATATTCAACATCTGCCAATTCTCCTAAATTTTCTCCACCTGGCAACGTTGTAATTTCTGTACCTCTCCCACCTTCTCTACGTGGAAGCCAATAATCCTCTAACATACTCATATGCTTACGTTCATCTTTAACTTCACCAGTAGCGGAATCATATACCAGTTTGTTCTTGTATTTGTTCATGATGTCGCGAAGATATTGTTCTGCTTTGATCTTGGGTAAGTTACCAACATCAATGTAGAAAATTCTTCGTTCAGGAGCACGTGAGATACGGTAAATGACCACCGCGTCTTCTATCATTCTAAGTTGATTGAGGGATTTAATTGCTTTGTGTAGATGACCTAAAACTATTTTTCTATTGGCATCTAATATACCTGAATGGGCATAAGAGATAGAATCTGAGGCAATTTGAACTGTGGCACTACCGGCGGAATCTGAAATACCTTTTTCATTAAATAAATAATATTCTTCAAATGAGTTTGTATCAATTTCTTGTCCTTGAAGACCAATAGTAAGTTTTGGTTGTCGAACTTTCTTTATTTTTAGGGGATCTATTGAACGTAATTCTAGAACACCTCTTTTGGGATTTTTAGTATCAATGATAATATGAAAATACAATCTACCATCAACATACCATTTTCTGAACAACTCATACCCAACTTTTCGGAAATCAAGCAAACGGATAAGTTCTGCAAACTCATCCTTTATACTATCTTTAATGATATCTGATAGATTGGATTTTTCTAGATTGATGCTGACAGGAGATTCTTGCCTATTCGTAACAACGGCTTCATTAATAACATCGTCAATAGCCTGATCACATTCGGGATATGTTGCCATTTCCCGATATTTTTTAATTAATTCTGTTTCGCTTTTAGCGGAACCTTCCAGATCTACATATGTTCCATATGCTCCTCCGGCCGGGCCAACTTCAAGTTCTCCATCTTCTGATTCTGGAAGTGCGAAAGATTTTTTGTTCTTTTCGTCCTTGTCAACTCTTCCTATAGAAAATCCAAATAATTCAATTGCCATACATTCTTCCTAATAGGTGAAATGGGAGCAGATAACTCCACTCCCATATAAAATTGTTTCTTTTATTATCTATTAACCTAAACCAACAACGCTATCGATAGATCTCCAATAAGCAAATTCCCATGTTACATCATAGGTCTGAATATCGTTAGTTTCCCAATCAACTGTAATTTCACCAACGGCCGAAGGCCATGCATTGAGGAATTCATAAGTTTTCTTTTCTGCTGTGCCGCCTTCTTTTGCAAATGTTGCAACTTTTAAGGTCCCAGTATAACTATTAATCTTACTCTTACCAGTAGCTCTTACATTTGTCCTATGAGAATTAAGTTGTTCCATCCAGTTTTCAACGTGGTTTCTAATTTCCATTCCCTCATCATTATAAACGGTTGTTGTCCATTGAACTGCTGCACGATTACTGGGAATATTAATACCTCTTCCCATATATGTAACGGTTGCTACATCAATTGTATCACCTGGTAAGGTTGTGGCCTTACATAAAAACTTAAAATTGTTCATATCTGCATTAAATATCGTTCCTTGAGTACCTGTTACTGATGCTTCAAATAAACTGGCTAATGCTCCACCCTGTTTTAGTTTTGCGGTGAAGGTGTCTATTGAAAATGCCATTATTTCTCCTTTTACGCTTCCGCGCCGATGACTATGTTAAAAGTAAATGGGGGAGCTCTTTTTTACAAGTGCACCCTTCGGACGCCATCGTCTTCCCCCATTTCCTATGTATATTACTATTTATACAGTATTATATTATCCAATAATTTCTGCAAATTCAACTCCAGATCGTACTGCAACGAATTGTAGTTGGATAAAATTAATTGAACGTGAAGGTTTAATATAAATGTCACCACGAAATTCGTTACGATCAACAACTTCCGATGTATTATTACTATCGTCACAAACTACCTGAAAGTCTTGAACACCTTGTCTTCCTTGAATGTCTCTCAAAAAGGGTTCAACGGTTGCCACAAATCGTGAACGAGTAAATGCATCGTTGAATTCAAACAAGAAGGATTTTGCCATATTAGCAATTGATTTTTCCAAAAGGATAAACAACCTTCGAACATTGATACGATCAAACGCACTTGGTTTTGCTAATAGTGTTTTATCTCCGAAAAGAAGAATTCCACTTCCAGGAAGTCCAACAACTGGATTAACTCCATTTTTATAGAGATTATCCCGTTCAGTTTTATTTGGATTAAATGGAAGTTTGATTGCATTTCGAATATTTCCTCGATCAATTCCAGCAGGTGACCAGAAAGCATCACGAGTTTGATCTGTAAAGGCACAACATCCAGCAACATCACCGTTCAATGGAATATATCTGTACACATCATTGTATTTGTCATACATATATTTCCATCCAGAATCAAGTACTGCATATGAAGAACTTGGCATTGTATTACGGAATGCTACAACATCATCAACTTCGCTTCCTGCGTTATCAACAACATTTGCTTGTGTTGGCGAAATAAATGCCACACAATCCTTACGATATTCTGCAATATTATTAATTGCATGAATAGCGGTAGCGGCATCTGCATCAGCTGTCATCAGAAGAGTAACATCTACATCTTCTGCATTTTTGAATTCATCCATAGCTACTTGAATATTTCCAGCGGTTGCTGTCGTTCCATACGTTCCACCAGCTAGACTTCCAGAAATGATAATTCCTTTACCATTAAATGTTCCGGACGCGACTCCACCCCAAGCGGTTGTTCCACTATCAAGCAGTGTGTCTGCATCACCATCTGCGTGATGATCCATCCAGCGAAGATACTTTGAACCTCTATTAACTAGATCTTTGTAATAGATACTCTGACCGTCTTCACCTTTGGCTCCGGCGGCAACTGATCCAGTATATGTTTCCAGAACTGTATTATTTGCTCCAGTAATATCACCGTCTTCGTCAACGACAACAACATGAACTTCATCATAATTTCCGCCGTTTCGTTTGGCATGAGCTGAAGTAACAGGCTCACTATCAAATGCGGATGCATATTCCCATGTTCGTGAGTGAGTGTTTGCTGCAGCGGAATTTGCAAAAGGTGTCGATACAATCATTACACTTGAATTAGTAATTGACGAAACTTTACGTTCTTCAGTTGTTCCAACGAGTTTAACAAGATCTCCTGCTTGTTCTTCTATCGTATATACACTAGCTAATACTACTGTTCTTGGAGTAGGAACAACATTATCAAATGATGTTGCTGTTGTGGATGAAGACG